ATGACAGAGACCCCCGATCAAACCGGTTTGCCGGACCTATCGGTGACGAAAATAGTAGACGAGATTTTGGAGGACCTGACGGCGATGGCGCATGACCTGACCACAGATGTCAGGCGGGAATGGCGACGTGCGCGCACCGACCGTTCGGTTCCTCCCGAGCTGAGAAACAAGCTGAAGCACGAACTTCAGACCCTGTTGAACATGAGTAGAGACGCGGAAGGGAAATTAGATGAACACCGCAGAAAGCGTGCCGGACGAGCGGGAGAGTTCGCCGTCGACCTTGGGGCAGCCCGGATTGAGATCAGGCGCCGCCTTGATCGCATCCAAGCCGGACGAGATCCGCGAGGCCTTTCTTGACGGGTTGAGCGACGAGGAGGCCTCGGCGCTGCCGTTCCTGTTCGACTTCTGGGCGCATCCGCATCAACTGCCGCCTGCGGGCGACTGGCGGTCCTGGGTGATCATGGGCGGGCGTGGCGCGGGCAAAACCCGTGCAGGGGCCGAATGGGTGCGCATGATGGTCGAGGGCGACATGCCCGGCGATCCGGGCCGTGCGCGACGTGTGGCGCTGGTGGGTGAGACCTTTGACCAAGTGCGCGACGTGATGATTTTTGGCGATAGCGGGATACTGGCGTGCTCTCCGCCCGATCGTCGGCCTGAATGGCAGGCAACGCGGCGGCGGCTGGTCTGGCCCAATGGCGCGATTGCGGAGGCGCATAGCGCGTCGTCGCCGGAGCATATGCGCGGACCGCAGTTTGACGCGGCTTGGGTGGATGAATTGGCGAAATGGACCAAGGCGCGGGAGGCGTATGACCAGCTGCAATTCGCGCTGCGTCTGGGGGACCGTCCGCAGCAGGTGATTACGACCACGCCGCGCAATGTGACGGTGCTGAAACAGATACTGGATGCGGGGTCGACGGTGGTGACCCATGCGCCGACGGAGGCCAACAAGGATAACCTTGCGGCGTCGTTCCTTGAGGAAGTCCGCAGCCGCTATGGCAACACGCGGATGGGGCGTCAGGAGTTGGACGGCATTTTGTTGGACGATCTGGACGGTGCCTTGTGGAGCGCGTCGATGCTGGAGGATTTGCGGGTGCCGGAGTTACCGGCGTTCGAGCGGGTGGTGGTCGCGGTGGACCCTGCGGTGACGTCGAAGAAGGCGTCTGACGCGTGCGGGATCGTGGTGGCTGGCTTGGTGCGATCCGGCAAGGACTGGGAGGCCGTGGTGATCGAGGACGCGACCGTGGAGGGGGCGTCGCCGACCGGCTGGGCGCATGCTGTCTTGGCGGCTTACGAGCGGCACGGGGCGGAGCGTGTGGTGGCGGAAGTGAACCAAGGGGGCGATCTGGTGGAGACGTTGATCCATCAGCTGGACCCGTTGGTGCCGTACCGGTCGGTCCATGCGTCGCGGGGCAAGGCGGCGCGGGCGGAGCCTGTGGCGGCTTTGTATGAACAGGGTCGTGTGAAGCATTACGGCGCGTTGGGGCCTTTGGAGGACCAGATGTGCCAGATGACGGTAACGGGCTTTCAAGGCTCTGGCTCGCCGGACCGTGTGGACGCGTTGGTCTGGGCGTTGACGGAACTGATGGGGGCGGCGGCCCCGCAAGCGCGGATACGCACGCTTTAGAGCACCGTACGGTGGTGTAAGGTGATGTTAGGGGCAGTGCGCTAGATTGCCCTTAACGACGCGATGAAGGGGTTTCTACCCTGATGCGACAGACAATTGAGGCCCCCATGGATTGCACCACGGGGGCCTTTTCTTTTTGGGACGAACAGGAGCCGGATGATGGTGTTTGACTTTTTGCGGCGTAGCCAGACTGAAGTGGGGCGGGCGGAGGTGCCGGAGGTGAAAGCCTCGGCCACGGGCAAAGTGCTGGCTTATGGCGGGCGCGGCATTGCTTGGAGCCCACGAGACACGCCGTCGCTGACGCGGTCCGGCTTTGCGTCGAACCCTGTCGGGTTCCGGTCGGTGAAGATGATCGCGGAGGCGGCGGCGGCGTTGCCACTGGTGTTGCAGGACGGGGCGCAGCGCTATGACACGCACCCCGTTCTGGGTCTGATGTCGCGGCCCAATCAAGCGCAGGGCCGCGCGGAGATGCTGGAAGCGCTCTATGGCCAGCTGCTGCTGTCGGGGAACGGGTATCTGGAGGCCGTGGGTCTAGGCGACGGCGTTCCGGTGGAGCTGCATGTGCTGCGCTCGGACCGGATGAGCTTGGTTCCCGGCGCGGATGGCTGGCCTGCGGCGTATGAATACGCAGTGGGCGGGCGCAAGCATCGCTTTGACATGACGGGAGAGCTGGCCCCGATCTGCCATATCCGCAGCTTCCATCCGCAGGACGATCATTACGGGTTCTCGCCCTTGCAAGCGGCGGCGACGGCGATTGACGTGCATAACAGCGCCTCGCGGTGGTCCAAGGCTTTGTTGGACAACGCGGCGCGGCCTTCGGGGGCGATTGTCTACAAGGGCGGTGATGGCCAGCAAGCGATGACCAATGACCAGTTCGAGCGGTTGCAGGTCGAGATGGAAGCGCACCATCAGGGCGCGCGGAATGCGGGGCGGCCGATGTTGCTGGAGGGTGGTCTGGACTGGAAGCCGATGGGGTTCTCGCCCTCGGACATGGAGTTTCAGAAGACCAAGGAAGCCGCGGCGCGCGAGATTGCGCAGGCCTTCGGGGTGCCGCCGATGCTGCTGGGGATTCCCGGCGATGCGACCTATGCGAATTACGCGGAAGCGAACCGTGCCTTCTATCGCCTGACGGTGTTGCCGATGGCGGGCAAGGTGCTGGGGGCGGTATCGCACTGGCTGGGGGAGTTGTCCGGCGAGGCGGTGACGCTGTCGGCTGATCTGGACCAGATCCCCGCTTTGGGCGTGGAGCGCGAAGCGCAGTGGAAGCGGGTGGCGAACGCGGACTTCCTGAGTGCGGCTGAGAAGCGCGTGCTGCTGGGGCTGCCTGCGGAGGCAAGCTGATGGAGGACAAGGACCGCCCGCATAAGGGCGGCGGATCGCGCTATCTCTACGAGCCGTTTCAAAGCGGCGTCGAGGTGGCCCCATTGCTGAAGCTGGAAGCGCTGGAGCGGGTGCAGGCGGAACGCTGGACCGCGCTGGACTACCGGCTGGGGCAGATCGAGACGCGATTGGAACGTCTGGACAGGCGGGTCTGGCTGACGATTTTCGGGGTGGCTGCGGCTGTTCTCAAGGAAACTGTGACCGGTGTTTTTCTGCCGTGACTGAACAAGGAAATACTATGATGTCAGACTATTACGGGCCGGAGCTGGAGCACAAGTTTTGCCAGATCGGGGATCAGGTGGAGCTTGGCGCTGATGCCACGATCTCGGGCTATGCCTCGCTGTTTGGCGAAGTGGATCAGGGCGGCGATGTGGTGACCAAGGGGGCCTATGGCGGCTCGCTAGAGCGGCTGAAAGTTAGTGGCACCAAGGTCAAGCTGCTGTGGCAGCATGACCCCGCCCAGCCGATTGGCGTCTGGGACGAAGTGCGCGAGGACGCGCGGGGCTTGTACGTCAAGGGGCGGCTGCTGACCGAGACGCGGCAGGGCTTCGAGGCCGCCGCGCTGATCGAGGCCGGCGCGATTGACGGGCTGTCCATCGGATACCGGACGGTGAAGGCCGAACGGGATGCCAAAGGCCGGAGGCACTTGGCAGAGCTGGAGTTGTGGGAGGTGTCCTTGGTGACCTTCCCGATGCTTCAAAAGGCGCGGGTGGGGGCGAAGGCCCGCGACCTCGCGTTGAATACTTCGGCGCAGGATCTGGCGGGCGTCTTCCGCACCTTGCGCCACACGCTCAGCGAAGGCTGAGCACCAAACGTAGCAACATGCAGGACATGACATGACCAAACCCGAGACAAAGTCCCGGGCCGGAGGGCGTCTGCCCGATGGCAACGCTCCGGCTTTTGATCTGGCCGAGGAGATGGCCGGATTTATGAATGATTTCGGCCAGTTTCAGGCCGACGTTAAATCCCGACTTCAAACACAGGAAGACCGTATGACCCATCTGGATCGCAAGAATTTCGCCCGTGCGGCACGCCCCGCATTGTCCACCGCTGTCGAGGCAGAGGTGCCTCACCAGAAGGCCTTTCAAGCCTATCTACGAAGTGGCGATGACGATGGTCTGCGCGGCCTGCAAGTCGAGGTCAAAGGGCTGACCACCGCCGTGGCCGCCGATGGCGGCTATCTGGTGGACCCGCAGACATCGGACACGGTGGCGACGGTGCTGAAATCCTCGGCCTCGCTGCGTGCGATTGCCAATGTGGTGAATGTCGAGGCGACATCCTACGACGTGCTGGTGGACCACACCGAGCTGGGCTTTGGCTGGGCCACGGAAGCAGCGGCGACCGAGACGGAAACGCCACAGTTCGACCGCATCTCCATCCCGCTGCACGAGCTGTCGGCGCTGCCGAAAGCATCACAACGCTTGCTGGATGACGCGGCGTTTGACGTGGAAGGCTGGCTGGCTGGTCGCATTGCGGACAAGTTCGCGGCAGCAGAGGCGGAAGCGTTCATCAAGGGTGACGGGGTGGATAAGCCCAAAGGCTTCCTGACGCATACTTCCGTGGATGACGCCTTCTGGACTTGGGGCAACATTGGCTACATCGCGACGGGCGTGGATGGCGATTTTGCCTCCGGCACACCGGCGGAGAGCATTGTGGACTTGGTGTATTCGCTGGGGGCACGTTACCGTGCCAACGCGGCGTTCGTGATGAATTCCAAGACGGCGGGGGCCGTGCGCAAGATGAAGGACGCGGACGGGCGCTTCTTGTGGTCGGACGGTCTGGCGGCGGGCGAGCCTGCGCGACTGATGGGCTATCCGGTGCTGATCGGCGAGGACATGCCGGATATCGCATCGGGTGCCACGGCGATTGCGTTCGGTGACTTCACCAAGGGCTACACTGTCGCGGAGCGTCCGGACCTGCGCATCCTGCGTGACCCGTTCTCGGCCAAGCCGCATGTGCTGTTCTATGCGACCAAGCGCGTGGGCGGCGATGTGTCGGACTTTGCTGCGATCAAGCTGCTGAAGTTCGCAGTTTCTTGAGCGGGTGGGTCGGGCGTGGAGCATCCCGCCCGACCCCCATTCCCTGATTTTTGAAACAGACCCGTTTGGAGATGGATGATGGAGCTGGTTGATCTGACCACCACCCCCGCCGAGGCTTTGCCCTTGGACGCGTTCAAGGCGCATTTACGGCTAGGGTCGGGCTTTGCCGACGCGAGCCTGCAAGACGAGGTGCTGGGCGGGTATCTCCGTGCGGCGTTGGCTGCGATCGAAGCCCGCACCGGCAAGATATTGTTCGAGCGGGTTCTGCAATGGCGCCGGACACGGTGGGCAGCCTACGGGCATCAACCGCTGCCGGCGGCGCCTGTGACTGCGATTGCCAGCGTAGCCCTGCGCGGTGCGGATGGCGTGGTGAGTGAGGTGGCGGAAGAGCTGTATGGGTTGGAACGCGACACGCACCGCCCGCGCTTGTTCGCTTTGGGCCGCAGCCTGCCTGCGATTGCGGAAGGTGGCGAAGGTGTTGTGACGTTTACGGCGGGCTTTGGCCCGAGCTGGGACGACATTCCAGCCGACCTGCAACAGGCGGTGCAGCTACTGGGCGCGTATTATTACGAGCACCGTGACGATTTGAGCGGCCCCGATGGCGTGATGCCGTTCGGCGTTGTGTCGCTGTTGGAGCCGTACCGCAACATTCGTGTGTTGGGTGCCCGCGCATGAGCGTGGAGTTGAACAGACGCCTGACGCTGGAACATGCGGTCCGCGTCGCGGACGGGGCGGGCGGCTACACCGAAGCCTGGGTTGCTTTGGGCAATATGTGGGCGCGGGTAAAGGCGGGGTCCGGCCGCGAGCGGTTCGGGGCAGGGGTGACGGTGTCGACGGTGCCTTACCGGATCGTTGTACGCGGTGCGCCTGTTGGCTCGGAGGCGCGGCCCAAGCCGGAGCAGCGGTTTCGGGAAGGGGCGCGGGTCTTCCGGATTGTCGGCGTGGCGGAGTACGACACGGACGCCCGCTATCTGACTTGCTTTGCCACAGAGGAGGTCGCGGGATGACCTATGCAGTTTCAGCCTCCTTGCAGGCGGCAGTGTATGGCGCGTTGGCGGGCGATACGGAGTTGAGCGCGCTGGTCGGTGGCGCAGTGTTTGACGCGGAGCCTGCGGGCAGCTTGCCGGATTTATACGTGACCTTGGGGCCGGAGAATGTGCGGGCCGGATCTGACGGATCAGGTGGCGGTGCGGTCCATGAGTTCGTTATTTCCGTGGTGACGGATGCGGCGGGGTTTTCCACCGCCAAACAGGCCGGAGTTTCGGTGTGCGACGTGTTGATCGACGCGGAACTGGCGTTGGATCGCGGGCGGTTGGTGTCGTGCCGGTTTCTGAAGGCGAAGGCGGCGCGGGCGGAGCGCGGCAACGCGCGCAGGATTGATCTGACGTTTCGGGCGCGGGTGGATGACGGATGACGCCCTGTCTTTGGACTGCGCCCGAGGCGGGCGGCGGAGTTAGGTATTTTTGAAGCAATGATGGGGGCGGGTGCTCTTTGAGGCGCGCGTTAACCTTAATCAAATATGAATGGAGATGAGCCATGGGCGTGCAACGCGGCAAGGACTTATTGTTGAAAGTGGATCTGACCGGCGACGGGCAGTTCGAGACCATCGCAGGGCTTCGCGCCACGCGGATTTCGTTCAATGCGGAGCAGGTGGACGTGACCTCGATGGAGAGCGCGGGCGGCTGGCGCGAGTTGTTGGCGGGGGCTGGCGTGAAGAGTGCGGCGATCTCCGGCTCGGGTGTGTTCCGCGACGAAGGGACCGACGAACGGGCGCGGCAGATATTCTTTGACGGGGAAGTGCCACAGTTTCAGGTGATCATTCCTGATTTCGGGATCGTGGAGGGCGCGTTCCAGATCGGCTCGATCGACTATGCGGGCGCGCTGGAGGGGGAGGCGACGTATGAGATGTCGCTGGCCTCGGCGGGGGCGCTCACGTTCACGCCGATCCTTGACGCGCCGGTGGGGCCGTAATGGCAAACCCTTGGGCGGGCGAGGTCCGTTTGGTGCTGGACGGTCAGGCGCATGAGTTGCGCCTGACGCTCGGGGCGCTGGCTGAGTTGGAGGCTGATCTGGAGGGCGAAACGGTGTTGGACCTGATCGAGCGGTTCGAAGCGGGCAAGTTTTCAACGCGGGACGTACTGGCGCTGATCGTGGCAGGGCTGCGGGGTGGCGGCTGGCGTGGCGTGGCGGCGGATTTAGTGTCCTCGGAAATCGAAGGTGGCTTGCTGGAATGCACCAAACTGGCGGCGCAACTGCTGGCACGGGCCTTCACCACGCAAGGATCATGAGCGGCTTTGACTGGTCCGCCTTGCTGCGGGTTGGCGTTGCCGGCGGATTGAAACCTGCGGAGTTTTGGGCGCTGACCCCTGCGGAGCTGGTTTTGGTGCTGGGGCTGGAGGCGGTCGAGAAGCCATTGAACCGCGCCCGGCTGGCAGAGCTGGAGCGGATGTATAGCGACATGAAGGGAGCGCCGTGATGGGTGTTTTGGACGGGATTGACGGGCTGGAAGGCCGCATTGAAGGCTTGGAGTCGTCGCTGGGTGGCGCGGAAGTGGTCGTGAGCACCTTCGAGACGGAGTTGGCGGCGATGCGCTCGACCATGCTCTACACCTCTAAGGAGGTGGCGTCCTTGTCGCTGTCGATTGGTGGTGGCTTGCGTAAGGCCTTTGACGGGCTGGCGTTTGACGGGATGAAGCTGTCGGACGCTTTGAAGACCGTGGCGGAGAGCATGATCAACGCAGCGTATAACACCGCGATGCGGCCGATCCAGAACGGGTTGGGCGAGGTGATTGCCAACGGGATGAACGGGCTGGTTTCGGGGATATTGCCGTTTGAGAAGGGCGGCACGTTCAGCCAGGGCCGAGTGATGCCGTTTGCAAAGGGGGGGGTCGTCAGCTCGCCCACGAATTTTGCCATGCGTGGTGGCATGGGGCTGATGGGCGAGGCGGGGCCCGAGGCGATTATGCCATTAGCGCGCGGGCCGGATGGCAGCCTTGGCGTGCGCGCTGGCGGGGGCAGCCAGCCGGTGCAGGTGGTGATGAATATCTCCACGCCCGATGTGGCGGGGTTCCAGCGCTCGCAAAGCCAGATTGCAGCACAGATGGGCCGGGCCTTGAGCCGCGGCCAGCGCAACCGTTAATCCTAGAAAGGGCCAGTCGATGAATTTTCATGAAGTACGGTTTCCGGCGTCTTTGTCCTTTGGCTCGCTCGGGGGGCCTGAGCGGCGCACGGAAGTTGTGACCCTCGCCAACGGCTTCGAGGAGCGCAACACGCCTTGGGCGCATTCGCGCAGGCGGTATGACGCGGGCGTGGGCATGCGGTCGTTGGATGATGTGGAGGCCATGGTGGCGTTTTTCGAGGCGCGCCAAGGGCAGCTTTACGGGTTCCGGTGGAAGGACTGGTCAGACTTCCGCTCGTGCAAGGCATCTGGCGATGTGACCTTCGAGGATCAGGTGATCGGGCGTGGGAATGGCGTTCAAACGGAGTGGCCGTTGATCAAGACCTATGCGTCTGGCGGGTATGACTACGCGCGACCTGTGAAGAAGCCGGTTTCAGGGACCGTGTTGGTCGGGTTTGACGGCATCGTGCTGCAAGAGGGCGTGGATTGGGAGATTGATCTTAATACGGGTGTCGTGAGTTTTGGTGAGGCACCGGATGCAGGTGTTGAAATTACCGCCGGATACGAATTCGACGTGCCTGTGCGGTTTGCGGTGGACGCGATCCAGACGAGTGTAGCGAGCTTTCAGGCGGGTGACGTGCCGAGCGTCCCGGTCGTGGAGGTGCGCGTATGAGTTTGCAGGAGCATCTTGCGGGTGGGCTGACGACTGTATGCCGCTGCTGGGCGGTGATGCGGCGCGACGGGCGAGTGTTCGGCTTTACAGACCATGACGAAGGTCTGTCCTTTGAAGGGGTGGACTTCAAGGCTGATACAGGACTGACGGCAAGTGCGTTGCAGCAGGTCACTGGGCTCGCGGTCGACAACACTGAAGCCGTCGGAGCGCTCTCGGATGACGCGGTGACCGATGCTGATATCAACGCGGGGCGCTTTGACGGGTCGGAGGTGACGGCGTGGCTGGTGAACTGGCGCGACGTGGCGGCGCGGGAGGTGCAGTTCAAAGGCTCCATCGGGGAGTTGAAGCGGGCGGATGGCGCGTTTCATGCGGAGCTGCGCGGGCTGTCGGAGGTACTGAACACACCTGTGGGGCGGGTGTATCAGAAGCCGTGTCAGGCTGTTTTGGGGGACAAGCGCTGTTGCGTGAATTTGAGCGCCGCTGGCTACCGGACGGAAGTTGCGGTTGAGCAAGTTGAGGCGGGGCGGGTGTTCCGTTTTGCGTCCCTAGCTGGATTTGATGATCGCTGGTTCGAACGCGGACGTCTTGAAGTGCGGTCGGGGCAGGCTGACGGGCTGGTGGCGATGGTCAAAAATGACCGCATCGTGGATGGCGCGCGGGTGATCGAGCTTTGGGAAGAGTTGCGGATGCCTGTTGAGGTCGGTGATACCGTGCTGCTGGAAGCAGGGTGCGACAAGCGGATCGAGACCTGTCGTTTGAAGTTTCAGAACATCGAGAACTTTCAAGGGTTTCCGCATATTCCGGGGGAGGATTGGTTGATGACCTACCCACAGGACTCGGGCGCGAATGATGGTGGGAGCCGTTACAAATGAGTGGGGTGTCTGAACAGATCGTGCAGGAGGCGCGGGCATGGATCGGCACGCCCTATCGCCACCAAGCGAGTTGCAAGGGGGCGGGGGCGGATTGCCTTGGCCTTTTGCGCGGGGTGTGGCGGGCTGTTTATGGTGCAGAGCCTGAACACGTGCCTGCATATTCGGCAGACTGGTCAGAGCCTCAGGGCGAGGAGCGTTTGTGGGCAGCGGCGCGGCGGCGGCTGGTTGCCAAGGTGCGGGATGAGGCCGCGCTAGGCGACGTGGTGCTGTTTCGCATGCGAGAGCAGGGGGTGGCCAAGCATCTGGGGATTGCCTCGGTCTTGGGGGAAGCCCCGAAATTTATCCATGCCTATTCGGGGCATGGGGTAGTGGAGTCTCCGTTTTCGGAGCCTTGGGCACGGCGCGTCGTCGCGCGATTTGAATTTCCGAAAGCAGGTAGCTGATGGCAACGATACTTCTCTCCGCGGCAGGGGCCGCTGTTGGCGGCGTTTTGGGCAGTGGGGCGTTCGGGATTAGCTCGGTCGTGATCGGGCGGGCGATTGGCGCGACCATCGGACGTGCCATTGACCAGCGTTTGATGGGGAGTGGTTCCCAGACGGTCGAGACGGGTCGCTTGGACCGGATGCGGGTGATGGGGGCCAGCGAGGGCAGCGTCGTGCCGCGCGTTTTCGGACGGATGCGGGTGCCGGGCAACGTGATTTGGACCTCGCAGTTCAAAGAAAAAGTTACCGTTACCGAACAACGCGGTGGCAAGGGGGGCGGGCCGAAGGCGACCAGCCGGCAGTACAGCTACTGCATCTCTATTGCCGTTGCTTTGTGCGAAGGCGAAATCGCACGGGTCGGGCGGATATGGGCAGATGGGACGATTATTCGCAAATCCGACCTGAGCTTGCGGGTTTACACCGGAAGCAAGGAGCAGCAGCCCGACCCCGTGATGAGCGCCATTGAAGGGGAAGGCACCATCCCCGCTTATCGTGGTCTTGCTTATGTCGTGATTGAAGACATGGATCTGAGCGAATTTGGTAACCGAGTGCCGCAACTGACCTTCGAGGTGATCCGCCCGTCTCGTGCCGAAGGCGTGAGCGAGCCGCTGATGTCGGATATTGTCGAAGCCGTCGCATTAATGCCGGGTTCGGGAGAGTTTGCCTTGGCGACGACACCGATCTACCGCAAGGGCGCGTTGGGTGAAGAAACCGCCGCGAATGTGAACAGCGCGGAAGGCGTGCCGGATTTGGTGTCGTCGCTGGATGCTTTGACGGGGGAGCTGCCAAACTGCCGCTCTACTTCGCTGGTGGTGAGCTGGTTTGGTGATGATTTACGCGCTGGGCATTGCAAGATAACCCCGAAGGTGGAGGATAAAGCGGACGGCAACTTCTCAATCGGAAGCACGCCCGTCGGTGGGGCTGACCCATCGGTTTGGTCGGTCTCGGGCATAGCCCGTGAACAGGCCGAAGCGGTTGCACGTGTAGACGGCGCACCGATCTACGGGGGGACGCCGTCGGATGCCTCGGTCATTGAGGCGATTGCCGCGCTGAAAAATGCCGGCCAAGATGTGATGTTCTACCCGTTCATCCTGATGGACCAGGTCGAGGGAAATACGCTGCCTGATCCCTATAGCGGGGATACGGGGCAACCCGCGCTGCCGTGGCGGGGCAGGATCACGTCCGACCGAGCCGTGGGCGTTGGGGGCTCGACCGATGGCACGGCGGCGGCTTATGCCGAGGTTGCCGCGTTCATGGGGAGTGCGCAGGTTTCCGATTTCACGGTGGATGATGGCGCGGTGAGCTATAGCGGCCCCGCCGAGTATTCCTATCGCCGGTTCATCCTACACTATGCGCATCTTTGCGCGGCGTCTGGTGGTGTTGATGCGTTTTGCATCGGCTCTGAGATGCGCGGGCTTACGCAAATTCGCGATGATAGCGGGAGCTTTCCTGCGGTTGAGGCGCTGCGAGTTCTTGCAGGTGACGTGCGCGGCATTTTGGGACCGGACGTCAAGATCGGCTACGCTGCGGATTGGTCGGAATATGCCGGTTATCAACCGCAGGACGGGTCTGGTGATTTACTGTACCATCTGGACCCGCTTTGGGCAGATGACGAGATCGATTTCGTGGGCATCGACAATTACATGCCCATCGCGGACTGGCGGGACGGCGATGCGCATTTGGATGCGAAGGCCGGCTCGATTTATGATCTGGATTACCTGCGCGCCAATATTCGCGGGGGTGAGGGGTATGATTGGTACTACCGCGACGACGAGGAGCGGGCCCTACAGATACGAACACCAATTGAAGATGGCGCCCACGGGGAGCCATGGGTGTATCGCTACAAAGATCTATGGAACTGGTGGGGGCAAGCGCATCATGACCGCGTTGGCGGCATGCGCTCCTCGGTGTCGAGCGCTTGGGAACCGCAGTCCAAACCCATCTGGTTTACCGAAATGGGATGTGCTGCGATTGACAAGGGGCCGAACCAGCCCAACAAGTTCCTTGATCCGAAGTCGAGCGAGAGCGCTATCCCGTATTTTTCCAAGGGTAAGCGGGACGACTACGTCCAGATGCAGTACCTGCGCGCCTACTACGGGTTCTTCGGGTCCACAGACAATAACCCCATAAGCCCCATTTATGATGGGCCCATGGTCGACATGTCGCGGGCTTTCGTATGGGCGTGGGATGCAAGACCATGGCCGGACTTTCCAAGCAACCTGTCCGTTTGGAGCGACGGTCAAAACCACGTGACGGGACATTGGCTTACGGGCCGCACGTCGGTGATGCCACTCGCGCATGTGGTGGGAGAGCTTTGCGAGAGTGTCGGGCTGTCGGAATATAACGCGAGCGATTTGCACGGGGTAGTGCGCGGTTTCAGTGTTGCCGAGTTCGACACGCCGCGCTCGGCCTTGCAGCCCTTGATGATCGCGCTGGGGTTCGATGCAATCGAGCGCGGTGGCAAGGTGGTATTCCAAGCACGCAAAGAGGCCAACAAGCAGACGGTGGACGCGTCTGAGTTCGTTGTTGACGGACAAGAAGCGGTGCTTGAACAGGTGCGTGCGCCTGAGGCCGAAACCGTAGGCGAGGTGCGCCTTGGATATGTCGAGGCCGAGGGGGAGTTTGTGGCGCGTGTTTCGGATGCGAGGTTCCCCCATGATGGCAATGCGGACGTGACGCAAAACGAGTTGCCGCTGGCCTTGACCGACGCCGAGGCAACCACGATTGCAGAGCGGTGGTTGTCGGAGGCGCGTGTTGCGCGCGACGGGGTGAGCTTTTCTTTACCACCGTCACGCAGTGACCTGCGCGCTGGCGATTTGGCTGAGCTGACTGATGCCCGTGGAGACCAGACGCTGTACCGCGTCGACCGCGTGGAGGATCGGGGCGCTCGTCGGATTGAAGCCGTGCGGGTAGAGCGGCAGATATACACGCCCAGCGAAGCGGTCGAAAGCGTCGGAGAGGTGCGCCCGTTCTCGGTGCCGGTGCCAGTATCGGCCCAGTTTATGGACCTTCCACTGCTTAAAGGGGACGAGGTTGCCCACGCGCCTTATGTTGCCGCATCTGCACGACCTTGGCCAGGCGGGGTTGCTGTTTACAGTTCGTCTGAGGATAGCGGTTACGCGTTGAATACAGTGATAGAGACCCCTGCGCGCATGGGCGTATTGGCCACTTCGCTCGGGCGTGCGGAGGGTGGCTTGTGGCAACGAGGAGAGCCGTTGCGGGTCACCATGTCCGGAGCTTCGCTCAACTCCGTGTCGCGGGACGCAGTGTTGAACGGGGCGAATGTCGCTGCCATCGGCGATGGGTCGTCGGAGCGCTGGGAAATCATCCAGTTCGCGTCAGCAAATCTTGTGGCAGCAAATACATATGACCTTTCCGACCTGTTGCGCGGACAAGCAGGCAGCGACGGGCTGACGCCTGATAGCTGGCCAGTGGGGAGCCGCTTTGTGATGCTTGACGGTGGTCCGGCACAGATCGGCATGGAACTATCATCACGCGAATTGGCGCGGCATTACCGGATCGGGCCGTCTCTGCGGCCCTATGACGATCCGTCATTTCGATATTATGTCGAAGCATTTCAGGGTGTTGGACTTCGACCCTATGCGCCGGCGCATCTCAAATCCCGCAGGTTTGGCGCTGATCTAGAGGTGAGTTGGATACGCAGAACGCGGGTCGATGGCGACAGCTGGGCCTCTGTCGAGGTTCCGCTCGGCGAAGAGGCGGAAAGATACGTGGTGCGTGTGTCTCAAGGTGGCAGCGTTGTGCGGGAGACAGAAGTCGGAACGCCGATTTGGACCTATGCCAGCGCTGCACAAACAGCAGACGGCCTGACCGGCCCTTACAACATCGAAGTGGCGCAGGTGTCCTTGCGCTTCGGACCGGGACTTTATTCAAGGATCGAAATCAATGGCTGA